CCAGTAATGTTACCAGAGCCAACGGAGGTGCAAGAGTTTGATGAAGTGTCGGAAAGAGGAGCGTATGGAAGCACAGGAGAGTAAGGATATATTAGAAAAAGTAAAAGAGGTGCTGGGGAAGTGAAAACGACAGATTTTATTGAATTAGTTAAACGTTTAGGATACAAAGTCAACTTGTCATACAAAAATGTAAATCATAAAAAGACTAAACTTTTAATCTATACAGAAAATGAGAGGCATCCAAGTGCATGGGTTTTTGTACATGAACAGTATTCTTTTAGAAGTTTAGGAATTAATAGTGAATTGTTCACATTGTTAGTGATGTATGCAAGCACTTCTATTAGTGAACGAGGTGGTAACTTATGCAATACCTAATACGTCAATTCAAAGACAGCACAGGTCACATTCACACTGATATTGAGAAAGCACGCACAAACGAAACTCTCTCTATTGTAGAGGCAGAGAGTAAGGAGCAAGCGTTGAAAGTATATAAAGCGCAACGTCAGAAAGAGGCTTTGATGTCCGTCATTAAAGGTTACAAAAAACTTAAGGAGCGATTGTTTAATGTTTAAACGCATACTAAAAATATGGTTCATCATCGCATTGTATGAACTAAGCAAATATCTAACTAACGAACTTATTATCTATTTACAATCTGAAGATGATATTGATACTGCACCTAAAGACTTTGCTAGAGAGAGTGATCAATACGATATTAACGATTTGGCAGGTGGGTATTAACTTGTACAGTAAAGAGGCTATTATCAATATGATTGGTACACACAAAATGAAATGTAATGTTATTGCAGATGCTATGCCAGATTATGATAGCAATTCAATTGCACAATACGGTATACAAGCGACATTACCTAAACCACAGGGACAAAATAGTAGTAAAGTGGAAGATGTGGTGATTAAGTTAGAACGAACTAATAAACGTTATGCACAGATGTTACGTGAGATTGAATTTATTAATCAATCACAACAGAAATTAGGACATGTAGACTTTTGTTTTCTAGAGTTACTCAAAAAAGGGTACAAGCGTGATGATGTGATTAAAAATTTACCTAATTCTAAACTAAACAGAAATAATTTTTTAGCACGACGTGATGAGTTAGCAGAAAAGATATACTTATTACAGTGACGAAAATGACGAAAATGACTGAAATGACTCTATTTTGAAAGGGTAAAATTATTTTATATAATTGTTGTGTAAGAACTATCCACACAAACCCTCGTTTTGAGGTAGCTGGTTAGTTCTCAATGAAAGTGATTAAGTTTGGTAATGGTCGTATTGGCCAGCCACTGATTGCTTGAGTGCCTATCCGTTGGGTAGGTGCTTTTTCTCCTTTCTGGATAAACTTGATTTTGCATTATTAATTACCTCCCATATGTGACTATTCGAGAGTAACTCGGGTAGTCTTTTTTTATTACAAATTTAAAGAGTATTTAACGTAAAGGCGTGTGATATATGACATGACAAACATGCAAAACAATGCAACATTCGGGGCATATTTAGAATTAACAAAAAAACAACAAGAATATATACGTCTCAAGAACGAAACGAATTTAAACGAAGGCGAGATTGCGTCAGAAATTGACGTTAACCGTTCAACTATATCTCGTTGGAAGAATAATGAAAAATTTAGAGAAGGGTTCAAAGGGTATCAAGTAGAACATTTATCTAACCAAGTACCTAAAGCTTTGCAAACAATGATTGATTTGCTTAACGCTAAGAGTGAGTTGGTTAGGTTCCAAGCGTCTAAAGATATATTAGATCGTACAGGTTACAACCCGGTTGAACGCCAACAAATCGAAACGAATGCGATGGTACAATTCAATGACGACATTACTTAACTTATCCCAACTGATACCTAAGCACTTTCATGATTTATGGCGAGCAACTAAGAACCCTAACATACTCAATGTAGTAGCGAAAGGTGGGCGTGGTAGTGGTAAGTCGTCTGATATATCCATCATCATTACTCAACTGATTATGCGTTATCCAATGAATGCCGTAGTTGTGCGTAAAACAGATAACACATTAGCAACATCTGTATTTGAACAGATAAAATGGGCGATAGAAGAACAAAAAGTGTCTCACTTATTCAAAGTTAAAGTATCGCCAATGGAAATCACATTCATACCAAGAGGGAACAGAATTATCTTCAGAGGGGCGCAGAACCCTGAACGATTAAAGTCGTTAAAAGATAGTCGGTTCCCTTTTTCTATTATGTGGATAGAAGAATTGGGCGAATTTAAAACAGAAGATGAAGTGACTACTATTACCAACTCAATGTTACGTGGAGAGTTAGACGAAGGCTTATTCTACAAATTCTATTTCTCGTATAACCCGGCAAAGCGTAAACAACACTGGGCAAACAAGAAATATGAAACGTCATTCCAACCAGATAATACGTTTGTACATCACTCAACTTACTTGAATAACCCTTTTATATCTAAACAGTTTATACAAGAGGCAGAGAGTGCTAAACAACGTAATGAATTAAGGTATCGTTGGGAATATCTGGGAGAAGCAATTGGTAGCGGTGTTGTACCGTTCAACAATCTGCGTATTGAGAAGATACCAGACGACTTATATAACTCATTCGATAATATCCGTAACGCAGTTGACTTTGGTTATGCTACTGACCCTTTAGCTTTTGTACGTTGGCATTATGATAAAAAGAAACGTATTATCTACGCAGTTGATGAACACTATGGCGTGCAAATAAGCAATAGGGAGTTTGGTAATTGGTTGAAGAAGAAAGGTTATCAATCTGATGAGATATACGCAGATAGTGCAGAACCTAAATCTATTGCAGAGTTAAAGCAAGAACATGGCATCAGACGTATTAAAGGTGTTAAGAAAGGTCCGGATAGTGTGGAACATGGGGAACAATGGCTTGATGATTTAGACGCTATTGTGATTGATCCAACACGTACGCCTAATATAGCAAGAGAATTTGAAAATATTGATTACGAAACAGACAAAGACGGTAACGTCAAACCAAGATTAGAAGATAAAGACAACCATACGATTGATGCTACACGTTACGCATTAGAACGTGATATGCGTCAAAACAAAATTAGTATATTAACGTAAATGAGGTGATTATCATAAATTGGCCATGGGAACGACCTTATCACGAAACGATAATGGAACAAATCAAGCCTAAGTATGAAACGCAAGAAGAAATGATAATGCGATTAGTTAGAGAACATAAAGAAAATATCGATAACATCACAATTGGTGAACGGTATTATAATCATCATCCAGATATTTTAGATGCACCATTTAAAACTGATGTAAATGGCGACTATGATGAAACTAAACCGGACTGGCGAATGTACACTAACTATCATCAAAACTTAGTAGACCAAAAAGTTGCATATACAGTAGCTAACCCAGTTACGTTTGGTACAGAGAATGAGAAAGCACTCAAGACTATTCAACACGTACTTAATCATAAGTGGGATGATAAGTTAGTAGATATACTAACTGCTGCAAGTAATAAAGGTATTGAGTGGGTACAACCTTATGTTGATGAGCAAGGAGAGTTTAAAACATTCCGAGTACCTGCTGAACAAGCCATTCCTATTTGGACGAATAAAGAGCGTGATGAGTTAGATGCATTTATTCGTGTATATGAATTAGATGGTGCTGAACGAGTGGAATATTGGACTAAAGACGATGTAACGTACTATGAGTTAAAAGAAGAGCAACTTATCCCTGACTTTTATCGTAGTGACGACCATATTCAACCTCATTACTTTCAAGGTAACAAGTTGATGAGTTGGGGGCGTGTACCATTCATTCCATTCAAGAACAACCCACAGGAAGTATCAGATTTATTTATGTACAAGACGATTATTGATGCGCTAGATAAACGCTTGTCCGATACGCAAAACACGTTTGATGAATCAGTTGAGTTAATTTACATCTTAAAAGGTTATGAAGGAGAAAACTTAAAAAACTTCATGCACAATCTTAAATACTATAAGGCAATAAATGTTGATGGCGAAGGCTCGGGAGTAGACACAATTAAAGTGGAAGTACCCGTAGAGTCAGTTAAAGAGTATTTGAAGATGCTACGTGAATATATTATTGAGTTTGGTCAAGGTGTGGACTTCCAACAAGATAAGTTCGGTAATAGTCCTAGTGGTATCGCACTCAAGTTCATGTACAGCAACTTAGATTTAAAAGCGAATAAGTTAAAGAACAAAACGCTTACTGCATTACAAGAGTTATTGCAGTACATCATTGATTTCTACAAGTTAGATATAAAAGTACAAGACATCGAGATTACATTTAACTTCAATATCATGGTAAATGAGTTAGAAAACTCTCAAATTGCTATGAACTCAACTGCTATCTTATCTAAAGAAACAGTTATCGCTAATCATGCATGGGTTGATGATCCAGTCGCAGAAATGGAAAGAATTGAACAAGAGAATATTGAACTTAACCAACAACTCCCTGATATTGAGGAGGGTTTGAATGGCAGAAAACAACAGTCCAAAGATAACCAACCAACATGATATCGATGATTACATTGATAGAAAGATAATGACTGCAGAAAAAGAAATAGAGATACTATTTGCTAATCGTTTGAAGGAAATTAAACAAGAAATAGCAGATATGTTCTCTAAATACCAATCTGATGACGTATATGTAACGTGGACTGAATTTAATAAGTATAACAGGCTCAATAAGGAACTTAATCGTATAGGACAAATGTTGACGCAAGATTATAGAGAAGTCGCTAAGATTATCAAGCAATCTCAACAAAACACCTATATTGAGAAGTACCTTATGAGCCTTTATTTGTATGAAATGGCAAGTCAAACGTCAATGGACTTCGACATACCAACTCAAGCAATCATACAGAAAGCAATAGAGCAACCAGTAGACTTAATCAAGCTAGTACCGACGTTAGAACGTCATAGAAATAACGTTCTTAAAAAGATACGCATAGAAATCACTAAAGGTATTGTAAATGGTAAAGGTTACACACATATAGCTAAAGCTTTACGTGATGATTTAGGTATGTCTAAGGCACAAGCACAACGTGTAGCACGTATGGAAGCTGGTAGAGCAATGTCACAAGCTGGTTTAGATAGTGCAAAGGTAGCAAGAGATAATGGCTTGCAAATGTATAAGCGTTGGTATGCTACTAAAGATACACGTACAAGACATTCTCACAGACATTTAGATGGCCAATCACTTAGGTTACACGAAGTATTCCGTTCAAGTGGTTGTACTGCACAAGCACCTAAGCTATTTAAAGGTGCTGCAAGTGCGAAAGAGAATATTGGCTGTCGTTGTAAGTTGCTTTATTACATAGATGAAGATGATTTACCTACTGTAATGAGAACTAAAGAAGATGGTGTTATTCCATTTACTACATATCGTGAGTGGGAGAAAGAGAAACGGCAAGGTAGTGCTTGATTATGAGTGAAGATAATTTAATTAAGTTGTATTTCTTGAAAGATTACGTTCTTGTTATTCACTCAGATGGTAGTGAAGAAAGAAGAAAGTATAAAGAAGGTGTTTAGATGGAGTTCAACGTAAAAGTTAATATCGACGCTGATGAAGCAATCGAGAAGTTAGAGCGTATCAAACAACTATATGAAGAAATTAATCAATTAAAGAATGATAGACCAGTTGTAAAGGTAGGAATAAGTAACGAATCTGATTCAGAACTAATTAGAAGTTATGTTAATCAGAAAAATACAGAAAATGCAAACTTTAACTTATTCTAGCTAACACTTAAATGTGTTGGCTATTTTTTATGTCCAAATATGCTTATGACGTTAAAAGATGCAAACTCATGCTAGACAGGACTAGCGTAATAAATAAATGTGAGGCGAAGAAATATGAAACGTGAATTTTTACGTGGTTTAAATGTAGATGAAGAAGCTATTCCAAAGATTATCGACGAACATCATGAGAGTTTGCGTCAGTTTAAAGATAAAGCTGATAAAGTAGACAGCTTACAGGAACAATTAGACACTGCTAACAAAGAAATTAGTAATCGCGATAATCAAATCAAAGATTTACAAGCTAAAGCCGGAGATAATGAAGAACTTAATAACAAGTTAGAAGAAATCAAAAGAGAAAATGCCGGTTATGAGCAAAAAATCAAAGATGTACAACTAAATAAAGCAATCGAAGTTGCATTAGCTAAAGAGAATGCTATTAAACCTGAACATGCTATTAAGTTGATGGACACAAAAGAATTAGAAGTTGATGAACATGGTAATGTTAAGGGTTTAGATAATTTTATGAGCAACTTTAAAGAAGAGAATAGCTATTTATTCGAACAACCTAAACCAACAGGAAAAACACCAGATGACGGTTCAACACCGAAAAAATCGGAAGCGTGGACTGAATTTTTATAACAGGAGTGAATTACATGGAAAGACATATTAAAAATGCTACTGGTAAATTAAAACTTAACTTACAACATTTTGCGAGTAAATCAGTAGAACCTGGAGAGACATTATTAAAAAACAAGCACGTTGGTATTTTAGAAAAAGTAACTGCTGCAAATTCATACTCAACACCAGCAGTGATTAGTAACGATGCTATTCTTATGAACGGTCGTTCATTTACAGTCATGAAAGGTGACACTACTGAACTAAAAGATTACAAACGTAACGAAACTAACGAATTTGACCACCCACAAATTCAAGAAACAACATATTTCTTAGATCAAGAGAAATATTGGGGACGTTTTGTAGATGCGTTGGACAGAAAAGACACTGAAGGTAATATCGACATCAATTACGTTGTAGCAAGACAAGCATCTGAAGTTGTAGCGCCTTATTTAGATAATTTACGATTTGCAACATTAGCACGTAATAAAGCTAAACATTTACCAGTTGGCACTGGTGCAGACGCACAATATGACGCAGTTTTAGATGTTTCAGTTGAATTAGACGAAATTAACGCTGGTTCAAGTAGAGTATTATTCGTTACACCTAAATTTTATAAAGCAATTAAGAAGTTTGTTGTAGCTTTACCACAAGGAGATAACAAACAACAAGTTTTAGGAAAAGGTGTACAGGGTGAATTAGATGGTTTCCGTATCGTTAAAGTTCCTTCTCAATTCTTACAAGGTGTAGATGCAATGGCTGTAATTGGCGAAGTTATGGCTTCTCCTATTCAAGCTAACTTAGCTAAATTAAACAGTAATATTCCGGGAAGATTTGGTACTTTAGCAGAACAACTATTATATACAGGTGCATTTGTGCCTGAACATTTACAAAAATATATTTTCACAATTGGTGGAACTGAAGTAGAAACTAATCGTGATGGTGTAGATGCTCATGCAGATAAAGCGACTGGTTCAGTAGACACTGGCGCATAATAGGAGTGATTAATAGTGACGTATAAAGTAATCAAATATTTCACAGACTTACAAGACGATAACCATGCGTATCATGTAGGAGATTCATTCCCACGTGCTGGTTTAGATGTAAGTGATGAACGATTAACTGAATTATCCACAAAAAATAACCGTCAAAATAAGCCTTTAATAGAGCGTGTACAAGAGCAAGTAGCGTTAGATGATATGAAAGTATCAGAACTAAAAGAACTTGCTAAACAACGTGATATTGAAGGCTTTTCTCATATGAAAAAGTCTGAACTTATCGACGCATTAGAAGGTGCAGAATAATGGATGCACTTGATGTAAAAATGCTCAACCAAACGCCTTTTGATGACACTTCACATGATGATGAAATAGATATGCTTATCCCAAAGTATTTGAAGTTAGCGGAAGAATATTGCAACCAAACTTTTGACATTAAACATTTGCCTACTGGCGTTGAGAAATTTATTGCTGAATGTATTAAATATAGTGCAAACGGCAATATCTCATCACGTTCTATGGGTACGGTTAGCTATACTTTTGTAACTGAAATGCCTGAAGCGACATATAACCATTTAAAACCATTCAGAAAACTAAGATGGAGTGGTTACCATGTTTAACCCATACGATGAGTTTCCACATGCTATTTCAAAAGGTCGAATTGAAGTAATAGGTGATTTCAAGTTTAAAAAAGAGCGCTACAAGAGCGAAAAAATTATAAAAGGCTTTATGGATACACCTACAACTTCAGAACAACTTAAATATCATCAAATGTCATCTGAATACGATAGAAACCTATATGTACCTTATGACCTACCAATAAACGATAACGATTATTTTAAATACGAGGGTAAAATCTTTGGTATTGTAGGTGAACCTGTCGACCAGGGCGGGCAACATGAGATTAAGTTAATTCGACTGAAAGAGGCACCTTATGGCTAAAGTGAAATATGGGGCAGATAGTTTAGTCGTTGAGTTGGAACGTTATCAAAAAGATGTCGAGAAGTGGGCGAAAAAAGGTATAGCTAAAACCACAATGAAGATATATAACACTGCGGTAGCATTAGCACCAGTTGACTTAGGTTTTTTGAAAGAAAGTATTGATTTCAAATTCACTAATGGTGGTTTGACTGGTGTAATCAGTGTAGGTGCTGATTACGCGATAAAACGTATGTCGCAATTACTGGTAACAGTAATTTAAAAATCGGGGTAAATCGGTGGAAGTCTTATCTAAACAGTTGATTACCGAATACGGTACAGGTATAATAAGTATGAGGTGATTAACTTGGATAGAAATTCAAAAGGTCAATTTGTTAAAGGTAAAAATATTAGAGATAAAACTGGTAAAAAGTACGGCAGGCTAACTGTTCTAAGCTTATCTAAAAAACGATCTGGAAGAAAAACGTATTGGAATTGTATATGTGAATGTGGTAATACGGTAGAAGTTAGAAGTGATTGTTTAGGTACTACACTTTCGTGTGGTTGTCTGAAAAGAGAACAAAATAGAATTAATTTAACTGCTAATCATTCACATAAACAGAGTAGAACTAGGTTATATCACATTTGGCAAAATATGAAATCAAGATGTTATAACCAAAACAACAAACGTTACGAAAATTACGGTCGCAAGGGTATTAAAGTTTGCGAAGAATGGTTAGACTTTAATGTATTTTATCAATGGTCTTTGAAATCTGGTTATAACGATACTATGACAATCGAAAGAAATGACATAGAAAAAGGTTATTATCCGGAAAATTGTTGTTGGATACCATTTAATGAACAAGCGAATAATCGAAATAGAACTATTTGGGTTGAATGGAATGGTAAAAAACGAAATTTGAAACAATGGTCAAAAGAATTAGGTATTAATTACGGAACGTTGAATTCGAGATATAATCGAAGTGGAATGAGACCTCCAGAATTATTTTATCCAGTTAAAAGATAACACCGAGGTAACTTAATAGATTGCGAAAGGCTGTTAAGCACCGTAGAGCGTACCAGTTGAATAAATATAATACTGGCAAGAGACTCCGACAACCAATAAAGGTTGTCTTTTTTATTGGTTGAAAATGTACGCCGAACTCACTGGTGACAGTGAGAAGTAGAGGATAAAAAGCCACTACGATAACAAATGATACGTTGAGTACGGGACTGGTATTTACGCAGAAGGTCCTGGTGGTAGTCGTGCTAAAAAGATACCGTGGTTTTATGAAGACGCTGACGGTGAAGGTCATTTAACTTACGGTCAAGAGGCTCAACCTTTTTGGAACCCTGCTATTGACGCAGGTAGAGAAACATTCAATAAGTATTTTTCATAAAAGGCGGTTAAAAATATGTGGGTATCGGTTGAACCTGAACTTACAAGTAGATTATACGAAACATTAAAAACAGACCCTATCATTAACGAATTAGTTGGTGATAGGGTTTTTGATGTCGTTCAAGATGATGTGCGATACCCATATATTGTTGTGGGTGAGAGCAACGTCACTAATAACGAAAGTAGTGCAAATATGCGTGAGACGGTAGGTATCGTCTTTCATGTATATTCGCAATATCCAACGCAGTACGAGGCCAAGCTATTAATTAGCGCGATTGGTTATGTGTTGAACAAACCAATTGAAATAGATAATTACGAATTTAGATACAGTCGAATTGATAGCCAATCAGTATTTCCTGATATAGATAGGTTTACTAAGCACGGCACAATTCGACTTTTATTTAATTTCAGACATAAAACTAAGAGAGAGGAAGTGTAAGCATGGCTCAAAAGAATTACTTAGCAGTAGTTAGACCAGCTAAAGATAAATTAGATCCAACTGATGCTTTGCTATTAGCTGACTTACAAGAAGGTGGCCACACAATTGAGAATGACTTGGCTGAAATCATTCGTGGCGGTAAAACAGATTATGGTGTAAATGCCGTTTCTGAAGAGTTTAAACTCACTATCGGTAATATTCCTGGTGACAAAGGAATTGAACAAGTTAAAAAAGCAATTAAAAATGGCGAACAACTGCGTGTATGGTTGTATGAACGTAACAAACGTGATGACGGTAAATATCATGGTGTATTTGCCTACACAGTGCCGGAAAGTTACGAAATGTCGTTCGATGATGAAGATAACAAAATTGAATTAACGTTAAAAGTTAAATGGAACTCAGCAGAAGGAACTGAAGCTAATCTACCACCAGAATGGTTTGAAGCAGCAGGCGCACCTACTGTCGAATATGAAAGTTTTGCTGAAAAAGTTGGTTCATTTGAAGAACAGCAAGCAGCTGCTTCAAGTGGCACTGGTGCTTAATTCTACATTTAGGGGGCATCTGTCCCCTTATTTTTTTATATAAAATTTGAAAAGAGGTATACATTTTGACTGAATTTAATCCAATTACAACGCTTACAATCAATGATAATGAAGTAGAAGCTAAAGCATTATTTGCATTTGACTTTAAAGCAAAGAAGTTTGCCGAAGATACAAAAGATAAGGATGGCAAAACGGTTACTACACCTGGTTTTAATGTGATTTACAACGGTATTTTGGAACGCGACACGGTCGCTATTGCTAACTTTTGGGAGTGTGCTACTGCATATCTAGGTAAAAATGCACCTTCTAGAGATGAAATTGAAACAGCTTTAATTGAAATCATTGAAGAAAAAGAAGACACACTCGAATTATTACAAGGCGCTTTAGACGTATTAAATAATAGTGGTTTTTTCAAGCAAAAATCTCGAGGGTTCTGGACGCAAATGAACAAAGCGCCTCAAATGGCGAAGGGCGAGGACAAAGAAACAACGAAAGCTGGTATCGAGTTCATGAAAGAGAACTACAAAGAAATCATGAACGTGGAACCTTACTCAACTATTCAGAAATAAGACAATTAACGAGTAGGTTTATAGGTTATTTGCCTGAAAACGAATTGATGATGATGACACCTAACGAATGGAAAGATTGGATAATAGGTGGTCAAGATAAGTATTTAGATCAAAAAGAGTTAATGATACAAGTTGCTCAAGCAAACGGGCTTGTACAAGCTAATAAATCATTAAAACGAATGACTAGAGATATTGAACGTCAACGATATGAAATACGTAATCCTGGTAGTTATGAACGTATTAAACGTGCAGAACTTGAACATGAAAAACGTAGACGTGAGTTATTCAAATCAGGTACTAAACGTTGGCTAGAACAACAAAAACAGAAAGGAGAGTGAATAAGTGGATAAAAACTTTATGGTTCGCATCATGGCTAATATACGCGATTTTCAGAACAACGTTAGAAAAGCGCAGACTTTAGCTAAAACATCTATTCCAGATGAGATTGAAACTGATGTGAAAGCCAATATCAGTAAATTCCAGCGTAATCTTCAAAGAGCCAAAGCAATGGCGCAACGTTGGCGAGAGCATAAGGTGGAAATCGATGGAGACACCAACCCTATTAAACGTGCGATATCTTTTGCCAAAGCAGAATTGCAAAGATTACGCGATAAGCAAGTCGATATCAAAGGTGATAATGACAATTTAAAGCGTGCAGTAATAAGCGCTAAAGTAATGTTGGCATCATTACATGATAAAACGGTACACGTTAACTTTGACACACGGGGTATGACGAGAGCGCAAGTATTAACTAAAGCGTTAGGTAAGTCTTTAGATGAATATGGCAATAAAATGGACGCTTTAGCTACCAAAATAAGAACGTTTGGCACTGTCTTTAGTCAACAAGTCAGAGGGCTAATGATAGCTAGTATTCAAGGATTAATACCTGTTATTGCTGGTTTAGTACCAGCGTTAATGGCTGTATTAAATGCAGTTGGCGTGTTAGCAGGCGGTATATTAGGTTTGGCAGGTGCGTTTAGTATCGCAGGTGCAGGCGCCTTTGCGTTTGGTGGTATGGCAATTAGTGCTTTGAAAATGCTTAAAGACGGCACACTGCAAGCTACCGCAGAAACTAGACGATATCAAGCGTCTTTAGATCAAGTTAAATCAACATGGGAAAGTATCATCAAACAAAATCAAGCGCAGATATTTAATACTTTAGCTAACGGTTTAAACACAGTAAATGTTGCTTTAAGCCGTATGAAGCCATTCCTTGCAGGCGTTTCTAAAGGTATGGAACAAGCCTCTAAGAGTGTCTTAAAATGGGCTGAAAACAGTCAAACGGCTAGTAAGTTCTTCAATATGATGAACACAACAGGCGTTAAAACATTCAATACTCTATTAAGTGCTGCTGGACGTTTTGGTGACGGTTTGGTTAATGTATTTACACAGTTAGGACCGTTGTTTTTATGGGTAGCGCAAGGCTTAGACAGTCTAGGTAAAAAGTTTCAAAACTGGGCTAATAGCGTAGCTGGTCAAAACGCTATCAAAGCATTTATCGAGTATACAAAAACAAACTTGCCTAAAATTGGTCAGATATTTGGTAATGTGTTTGCTGGTATCGGTAATTTAATGGTTGCATTCGCGCAAAATAGTGCAGGTATCTTTGATTGGTTAGTTAAAATGACTGGCAAATTCAGAGAATGGTCTGAACAAGTCGGTAAATCGGAAGGCTTTAAACAATTCGTTAAATATGTACAACAAAATGGTCCAGTGATTATGCAATTAATTGGCAATATTGTACGTGCGTTAGTTGCATTTGGCACTGCAATGGCACCAATAGCAAGTGTGATTTTACGTGTGGTAACTGCGTTTGCTGGCTTTATCGCAAAATTATTCGAAACACATCCGGCTGTTGCTAAGATGGTTGGTATTGGTATGATACTAGCCGGCATTATGTGGGCGTTACTAGCACCAATTATTGCGGTTGGAACGGTATTATCAAACGTCTTTGGTGTTAGTTTACTACAAGCAATCGGCAAAATAGCACGTTTTATGGCTTCTAGCAACATACTAAAAGGCGTATTAAACATCTTACGTGGTGCGTTTAGCTTATTAGTCAGTCCAATAGCTAATATAGGCAGATTATTACCATTATTAGGCACTGCATTTAGTGCTTTAACTGGTCCAGTTGGCATAGTTATTGGCGTTATATTAGCTTTAGTCGGCGTTATCGTATACTTGTGGAAAACGAACGAAGACTTTAGAAATATGATTATAGGTGCTTGGAACGGTATCAAAGATGCTGTTTCTGGTGCAATCAGTTCTATCGTTGGCTGGTTTGCTCAATTGTGGGCATCTATCCAACAAACATTACAACCGATTATGCCAATTTTACAACAACTAGGTCAAATGTTCATGAACGTTCTAGGCGGCTTAGTAATGGGTGCTATCCAATTAGTAATAGGAGCCTTTCAATCATTATGGCTTGCAATTTCAGTGATATTCACTGCAATCGGCGGTATTATTTCAGCGGCAGTACAATTGATTGTCGGCTTATTCACTGCGTTTATCCAATTTATTACCGGCGACTTTTCTGGTGCTTGGCAGACATTGCAAACTACTGTACAGAATGTTTGGACGACAATTTGGAATACAATCGTATCAATTTTCACTCAGATTTCCGAATTTATATTCAACACGCTAAATTCTATACTCGGTACGAATATCACAAGTTGGTCTCAAATTTGGTCGGCAATCGTTCAATATGTCACTCAAATTTGGAATAGTGTAACGCAATGGTTTGGCCAAATGGCACAGTCCGTTTGGAACAAAATGGTACAAGCGTATAACTATGTTGTATCAACTGGTGCGCAATGGGTAAGTTCTATCATAAGCACTTTAGCCAGATTTGTATCATCTGTAATAAGCGGTTTTATTAGAGTTGTATCAAGTGTTGCATCATATATGGCTCAAGCTTTATCAAGAGTAATATCTGTTGGTGCGCAATGGGTATCTGCGATTATTGGTGCTATGGCTCGATTTGTAAGTGGCGTTATCAGTGGTTTTGTCAATGTGGTTAGTCAAGTACAATCAGGAATGAGTAGAGCGGTTAACACTGTTAGAAACTTTATTGGTCAATTCGTGTCTGCCGGTTTAGATTTAATGCGTGGTTTAGTACAAGGTATTATGAATGGAATGAAATGGGTAGTCAATGCAGCCAAGAATGTAGCACAAAGTGCAGTTAATGCAGCAAAAAGTGCATTAGGTATACACTCTCCTTCTCGTGTATTCAGAGGCATAGGTCAATATGTATCTCAAGGCTTGGGAATGGGTATCTTAGCAGACCAACACAAAGCAGTAAATGCAGTTCGTAGTGTTGCTAGTAATTTGACTGACGCATTCAAACCAGAATTATCTACAGACTTAACAGACGGTTTAGGTGGTTCGTTAAATGGCAGTGTGGACGCTCACATGACTAAAGATGTTAGACATAGTATGCAAGAGAACAATCGCCCAATCGTTAATATAACTGTGCGTAATGAGGGTGATGTAGAGTACATTAAATCTTACATTGAAGAACAAAACGGCAAAAACAGTAGTATGGGCTTGTAAAGGAGTGTTATTATTGATTGCTCACGACATAGAAATAATTAAAGATAATAAAAAGTATAAAGTCAGTAATAACACTTTTACTGGCTCAGTTTTAGAAGTAGTATCCTATGACGTTAAAGGTTCAGGATATGATCGTGAATACAGTACAGTTAATGGCGCGCAAGGTAGATTTTTTAACTCTGTCTATGAAGAAAAGAAAACAGTTAGTCTCAGATTGCGATATCAAGTAGACAAAATGGCTCAAGTGACACATCTTAAGTCAAATTTACAAGCATTATTACGTGGTCATTATTATTTGCGTGAATTATCTACACCGGACACATCTATTAAATATGAAGATATATTCAACACGAAACCTCAAGAGTTTGAACTTGATTATGTAGACGGTAGACAAATTTTTGTTGGTCTAGTTAATGCGATTTCAATCGATACTACGCAAACGGCTGGTGAGTTTGAACTTGAATTTGAAACCATTGAGCTACCTTATTTTGAAAGCATCGCATATAGTACTGATTTAGAAAGTGAAAGTAGAAGTGTTGAAAAATGGGCGGTATCGGATAACTTACCGTTTAATGTAAATGATAATAAACGTAATTATACTTTCCACGATACAAAAATATGTAATGTTTATTATGCAGGTACGGTTGAAATCAATCGAATTAATCAAGATAGCTCAGTTGAAGTGACTTTAGCGGAAAACGTATCTAAAAATGATAAAAACGGCACTACTTTTTATATGGTTGAAAGTGGTGATGTTATTAATATCAAAGGCTTAGAGTTGAAAGCGGGCGATACTATCAAATTTGACGGTATTCACACTTTTAGAAACGGTTTAAACATTGATGCCTATAATGTGAGCCGACGCAACCCTACTTTAATACCTGGTTGGAACACGTTTAGAAGTACCAAATTGATGCAAAAAGTCGTGTTCAAACACAAAGAATATTACATGTAGGGGTGACGATATGACGGTATTACTAAAAACATTACAAGGTTACGGTCAAAATCTACCAGTCGAAACCGAACTGAACATTAAATTATCGGACACAGATAGTACGTTAACAATTGTAATTGACGAAAATAAGGGTACGTTTGATGCTATTGGTGCGATTACAAAAATGTGGACGATAACAGGCGTTGCTGGTCCTGAAGATGAAAACGAGTATCGCATTGTAATGCTAGATAAAGAAACTCGAGGTCAAAAAAGCAGATTAACGATAAAAGCTAGACCAGTAGAAATTGACGACCTAAACAATAATCGTATTTACGAAATTTATAACGGTAGTTTTACTGGCAAAGCATATTTCGATTTAGTTTTTAAAGGTACAGGATACAAATATAACTTACATGCTAAAGTATCATCTTCGAAATTTGAAAATCTTGGTAATTGCGATACAAATCTTGATTTATTTAAAAAAGGTTTGGAACGATATTCACTAGAATATGAATATGACGCAAAAACTAAAACGTTCCATTTATACGATTACATCGAATACAAACCAGAGTATTGGATAAAAGCAGGTGTAAACGCTAATAATATCAAAATACAAGAAGATGCTACTAAATGTTTTACGTTTATAAAAGGTTTTGGTGGTTATACAGATCAACAAACTTACAATGAGGCGAGTTTGCAATTTGAATATACATCACCGTTAGCTGATGTTATCGGCAAAAGACATGCGCCACCCGTTCAAGACGGTAGGATTACAAAAGAAGATACTTTAAAAAAGAGTATGGAAAAGGTTATTAATGATAGTATCAAAACATCTGTAACACTCGATTTCGTTTTATTAAAAAAGTATTTTAAAAATGCTATACCTAGGGTTGGCGATGTTGTTAAAGTGATTGATGATTTAATGGGCTTAAATGTCGATTTAAGAATTATCGAAATCACAACCAAACGTGACATAAATGGAAATATCATAAAAATGGACTTGGTACTAGGTGAATTTAGATTGCAAGATAGATATGTAAAAGCGGTTGGTAAAGCTGCTAAATATGTTACTAACCTAAAAACAAATAACCCTGCTAAAACACAACAAGAAATGCAATCTCAGACAAACGCCAATACAAAAACTACACAAGATTTATTGGGTAAAACAGATGATTTACAAGCGAAACTCGATAAAGCAAATGCCAAAAGCGTAACTACTTCAAACGGAACAATTGTACATGATTTCTCAAGCAAATCTAGTATCAAGAAGGTTAAAACCATAGGTACAATTGGCGATAGTATTGCTAAAGGGTCGTTAGCTAAAAGCAACTTTACTCAACAATTAGCTAAAAAGATTAAAGCAAAATATACTAATCTTGCTGAAAGTAGCGCTACCATGAGTGATATTTACCAACAAGCTACTAAAATCAAAGGAGATTTAATTATCATACAAGGTACTGATGATGATTGGGTCAAAAACATAGATATAGGCACTGATAAAACGGATACTAAAACGTTTTACGGTGCCTTTTATAGTGCAGTTGAAATTATCAAAAAGAATAACCCTAAAGCGAAATTATTGGTAATGACACCTGCAAGACAGTGTTATATGGAAGGTTCTAAAGTTAAACGTAAAGATACTGATAAGAATGATAAAGGTAAAACTTTGATTGATTACGTTAACTTACAAGTGGATATTTGTAACGACTTAGATATACCTGTATTCGATGCTTACCGATATGAAGCTTTTAAACCGTACAGTCCAGCTTTTAGAAAATCTAGCATGCCTGACGGCCTTCATTTTAATGATAAAGGGCACGAAGTGATTATGTACGAATTAATTAAAGATTACTATCAATTTTATGATGAATAAGGAGGTTGTGTATGTTATCCGAATTGAAAACAAAACTACATTCGTTATTTGGTTCAGATTTTATATCTCAAGTCGAACAAAACTTTGAAACAATAAAATCATGGGCTGATAAAAAAGATAACGAGTACCAAAACCATGTTACAAATCAAAAGAACGCTCACAAATCATCACAAATTAAGCACACAATAAAAAGTGGGCAAGATGTTAGCTTACAGGACCATGAACGTTATCAAGACGAGCAAATTACAAATTTAGTGCTTGGACATAACGGTGATGGAGTTCAAGAGTTGAGAGCGAGTAGAACATCGATGGACGCACAAAACTTTGATGACCTATCCAATCGTTTATATCACGATTTTTTACGTGAGAATAACGAAAGAGAAAAGTTACGTGCCGAATTGCTCAAAAAGATACAACGTATTGTAAATGTAGATGACTTCGGTGGTGACCCAACTGGTCAAAAAGACAGTACAAAAGCTTTTCAAGACGCGTTAGGCACTGGTAACGTACTTGTAACGATGAGTGCAGGTACTTATTTAACAACTGGTATCAAAATGCCTAACAACTCAAGATTAGTCGGACAAGGTAAAGACATCACCACTATTAAATTTATGGATAGTACACCAGCTGAGAACATTGGTATCACTAACTTAAAAATGAGTGGTAATGCTAAAAATATTAGTTTAGAGAACTTTACATTTGACGGTAATAAGTTTAGACAAGATAAAAAACTCAAACCTACTGGTGGTTCACGTTCAAGCAATATTCGATTTGCTGGTGTAACTAATGGTTACATTTACAACGTTAAATCGCATAGCGCTTTATTACATTGTATTGACGTAACTTATGCAAATGATGATTACTACTATGAAGGTGATGGAAATAGAGTTCCATACGCATTAGAAAGTAAACATATTCATATTGATAATTGTGAAACATACGCTTGTGGTGATGACTCTATCACTACCCATCATTCACGTTATATCACGATTACTAATTGTTATGCTCATCATCCAACAATTACTGGTGGGAATAACAACGGTATTGAAATTGATGACGGTTCACAATTTGTGTTCTTATCAGATAATAGAACAGAAGGTAATTTCGGTGGTGTTGAAATCAAAGCCCATGCACCTGCAAGTGCATCAAGATGCGTGTTTGTAAATAATCATTTATCAATTGAGGATACAAGAGCTTATAACATTAGACATATTGGCCACCACAGAGCAAAAACGGACGCTAAATCTAAAACAGCCTATGATGTATCATTAAACAACTGCGTGGCTCTACGACCTAAATACAACGGCGTATATCCAGGTACAACGCCTAGAGCATTGTTAATTAGTGCTTACAAAAACGTTTCGGTTAATAATTTTACCGCTATCGGCGATAGTGATTTTAGTAAATTAGCAAACGGTAAAACTGACAGTAATTTACCTGCTATCGCGGTTCAGTTTATGTCTGAAAACGTAATTCTTAACAATATTACAGTTACTGGTTTTACAACTGCCGGTCAAGATATTAAATTCTTCGGTGGAGATAATCGAGGCGAGCGTTTTATTTTAAGTAATGTTAACATCTACAATTCATCACCTAAAGTTGGTATTGCGAGTGGTGGTGGAATTTACGATTTGAAAATTATCAACGGTAATTTAAAAGGTCGTGGCACAGGAAATGGTATTGAAACATACAACAATACAACTATGATAAGTGGTGTTACTGCAGATAGTTATACAAACGCCGCAGTTATCGCAAACGAAAAGTATAAAACAGTACCTACCGTATTAAAAGGTGGCTTAAGTGCAGGTTCAACAGGTTCTGCTGCGGTAGATCCTCGAAGTGTAGTTTTAGCAACAACTGGTAATAGTAGAGCGTATAGCCCACGTTCATTCGTTTTAGGTTCTGGAATGAGTTCTAAAGCTTATGGGTCACGAAGTGGAGTTATTAATTCGTTATCATCAGAAACATCTAAAGAGAGCCATACGCAAACGGTATTCAATAGTAGAAATGTAAAATCGCCTGGCAGTTACAGAGTGGTTGCAGGTTACTCTAGTACAGGTAAACCTTCTACCGCAAACATTAAAGTAGATCTTAACACGTTACATGGTAACCTTAACTTAGCTGGTAAATTAACGCAAAATAACGCCGATATCGCAGAGTTGTTTGAAAGTCAAAGTGGTAAACCTATTGAGTTAGGTACCATTGTTACTTTAGACGGTGATAAAATCAGAAAAGCGCAACCGAACGATGAACCGATTGGTGTTATATCGGGTACTGCAGCACTCGTGGCTAATGATAAAACATATCATCATAAAGATAGATATTTACAAAATGAGTACGGTATGACGTTGACTAAGCGTGTTCAAAGAGAATTTGAAGATGTAGACGGCAACACAGTGTTTGAATGGCGAGATGAACCAATCGAGAACCCTAACTATAATGAAGATTTACCTTACGTATCACGTTCTGAACGTCCAGAATGGAATACAGTAGGATTAATTGGTCAGATCTATACAAACGTCGAAAAAGACGTCATAGCAGGCGATTTAATCAATGGTAAGGCTGGAATTGGATATAAAGATAACGTGAGCGGTAAAGGGCGTGTAATGGCCATTACAACGCCATATAATGAAGAACGTGGTTTTGCAATCGCATTAGTATTGTGGGGTGTTAAATAATGGAATTAGAAAAAGTGGCTAAAATTGATTTAGAAGAAGAAGCATATTTAAAACCGATATCTGATAGGGGTATCGGTTTTTATAATTTAGATAAAAATACAGCACAGTTCCAATTTAGGGTAACAAAAGATAATCTACCCTTACTAATCAGTACAAACAACGTTAAAGGTTACGCCTTTTTTAAACAGAGTACTGTAAAAAATGGTGATAGACCTTCCACATCTGGCGTTTTAGATGTTGAATTTATCGACCCTATGACAGGTTTAATTGGTGTAACGGTACCATCTTGGTTTTTGAAAAGTGTTACAAACTCAACTGTTTTAGGAGAGATTTATCTATCGCTTAATGATTATAAAAACGAAGATAAAGACGATACAGTCGTTTTAGGTACTTTCCAATTTGAAGTGAAAGATAGTTTGGTTAATCAAATCAGTAGCGATATCAAAGTGAGTTACATTCGCATGTTTGATGATTTGCGTGACGAATTAGAAAAGAAAGTAGAACAACTCAAAAAAGATATTGGCAGCACTCAAAGTTTGATAGATACAATCAAACAACTATCTGCAAGTGCAACACAAGCTATCCAAAAAGCTAAAGACGATAGCATTAATTCAATTAATACAAATAAAGCTGGTGCTTTAAATAACATAGAAGAGCAAACAACATTATCTTTAGCACAAATTGATAGTAAAAAGAATGATGTACAAAGTGGTTTTGAAGTTGCTAAAACTGCGTTTCAAAACTCAGTAGATCAAAACACACAAACTTTTGATACAAAGGTAACAGATGCTAATAACCTGATTGATAAAAAAGTGAACGACTTTCAAACGAACGGTGCTTTAACTAAAAGCGATGTAGATAACCTTATGGGTAGTTACGATTGGCAAAAGACTGCATTGACACAAGGAAATGGTGCAACAATACCTGTTTACGATTTAGATTTTGATAATCCTACGCAAATTACTAAATCTGGTTTTTATTACTTGTATAAACCTGTTAATGGTCCAGTAACTCTAAATGGTATGCTTATCGTAATTTACGCTAATGCAAATTATATGAAATTTATATACACTCCATACACTTCAAATGAGGTACACATCCGCACAAAATCAGGAGACTGGTTACCGTGGCAATCGATAAACGATTTTAAAGATACAGGTTGGATAAACTTACCTTTAGTTAATGGCGCGTATGCTAACACTGAATATACAGATAGAAATGGTTATCCTTGCTCGTACCGGATAGTGACTCAAAACGGTGTGACAACGAACCATTTACGTATCAACGCTAGCAACCTTTTTAGCGGTCAAATATTTGCAAGATTGCCACAAGATATGGTAAAAAACGCGCAATCATTCTCTGTTAGAACGCCAACAGGTAAACCGGGTTGTTTTTTAGTTATTAACCCCACTGGTGACGTCTTGTTTTATAAATCATCGGTTACCGGAGATTGGTCAGAAAAAGATTACATCTATACTCAAGTGAGTTGGATAAATTAGGAGTGATATTTTGAAAATAGTTTATTTATGGAAAAATGGGCAACCGGTCATTGTAACGACGAATGAAGAGGGCGAATATGAGTATCCTTCTGAGGAATGGACAGAAAATAAACCGGACGACGGCATGTATACGCCAATTTACTTTGACGGTCAAAAATGGATAGGCCAGTCAAAAGAGGTTTTTGAAAAAGAATTGCCACCTGAGCCGATTGACGATAAAGATGTTCTTATCGCTAATCTGTCGGAGCAATTACTAAACACACAATTAGAAATCGAAAACGTCAAAAAAGATATGGCTACCGTATTAGAATTATTGGTTGAAAAAGGAAGTGTTGATGATGTACAGAATAGTTGAACGATACTATAAAATGGGGTTATTCCCGTTAGAAAAAGTTAAGCAATCTGTTACAGTCAAATGGATAACAGTAGATGAATATAAAGAAATTACAGGTCAAGATTACGAACCACTAGCTGAATAGCTGGTGGTTTTTATTATAGAAAAAGTAGGTGTTATATGAAAAACAATATGAAAGATTTGACACTGGCCGAAACCATAGCAGCAATAATGGTTTTTAGTTATGGTTTTAGAGAGTTTTTAAGAGGCTTCTTTTGGTTCAAAGAACAAGATGACGTTTTAGATGATAGTTCTTTTTATCTAGCGTTACATCATATTATGCCTATTTGGGGTTGGGGAATTGTTGTGATGTTTGCAGGTTTAATCGTAATGATTTCATCAATATTCCTTGCATCAAGTGATCAAAACACTAAATTTAGCAAACTTATTACATTGGGTGGATTTTTGTCAGCTATTCTTTATTTTTTGATGACCAGTGCAAGTATTTATCACTCAATCAACTGGTTAACTACTGCACATATGGGGCTAATGTCAGCAACAGGTTTTGTTGCGTCCTTTGTTGGAGGTGCTGACTTATATGCCAGACGAAAATAATTATGTACTACGTCATGAGTGGGTCAAATCAAATGGCGATATTTATGAAAAGATTAACGAAAATGATAAAAAGAACATCAAAGAAATAGGCGAGTTAAAAACGAAAATTGAGACGCAAACCACTTTACAACGGCAAACCTACGAAGCTCAAAAAGAGACTAATTACAATATCAAAGATTTAACAAAAGTTATGACCAACGTAGGTAATGAAATGACTGATATTAAGTACAAAGTCATGTCTCATGACGAAAAAATAGAAACCATTCAAGGAACAATAGAAACAAAACAAAAGGGTAGTGTTCAAATCATTGTAGCGCTCATAGGTTTGGCCGGTACTTTAGTGGGTGCTGCCTTTGGTTTTGCACAAGTCTTTTTTTAAGTCGACTTTAATTAGTCGGCTTTTTATTTTGGAGGTGGATAAATGGGATTACCAAACCCTAGAAAACGGAAACCTACTGCGTCGGAAGTTGCAGCGTGGGCTAAAGCAAGTATAGGAAAAAGGATAGATTTACCCGGGTCCGGAGGAGGTCCACAATGTTGGGACTTGCCAAATTATATATTTGAAAGGTATTGGGGGTTTAGAACTTGGGGTAACGCTAAAGATATGGCGTATTATAAATACCCTAAAGGGTTTAGATTTATAAGGAATACACCAAATTTTGTTCCTTTGCCTGGCGACATCGCAGTTTGGCACCCCGGTAATGGCATCGGGTGGGCAGGACACACCGCTATAGTTGTTGGACCATCGAATAAAAAGACGTTTCGCTCAGTTGATCAAAATTGGGTGCATAAAGAATACCCACCAAACTATAACTGGGGAAGTCCTGGTGCTTATGTAACACATAGCTATACAAGTGTTACAGGTTTTGTGCGTCCAGCTTACCAAAAAGAAGTTAGAAAGGCTGGAACTAAACACGAAACAAACAAACCTAAAACGCCAACAAATGTTAAACCAGGAGTTAAGCCACAAGATAGTTCTAAAGATGTTACATCAACTGGTGATGCTAAAAAACCTCATTTCAAGGAAATCAAAAAAGTCCAATACACTGACTTTCTATACTCTCTAGATAAAGAGTTAGAATACAACGACCATTTAATCGTAGATGACGGCAATTTGATGAACAAGCCTAAAGGTATATACATCAAAGAGTGTCCGCATTTGCGCGACGTTGAAGAAATGTATTTACAACGTAATAGGTTTGTTAGCAAAGATGAATATCCACATGTTTATATTGACCGCGAGCAAATATGGACCCCTAGACCGCCCGACACAGAGGCACCCTTGCATCCAGGTTGGCTAGTAATAGAAGTTTGTGGCGCACAAACAGAAAGTAAACGTCAATTCATGTTAAACCAATTACAGGCGTTGATATATGGCGTATGGTTAATGAGTTGGTCGAAAATCAAGTTGTCTAAAAGTACAATCAAAGCAGACCCTAACATTTGGCGTTCAATGAAAGATTTAATCGACTACGATATGATAAAAAACGGTATTCCTGACGAAAGTAAGTATAAAGAAGTCGAGAGTAAGATTATTGAGATGTATCTTAAAAAAGATAAGTTACTAAAAGAGAAAATAGTAACAACTACAAGTACAAAAATAATCAAAATTAAATCTGACAAAGAAGGAAAAACAACTAAACCGACAGTTGCAACGCCTTCTACTTCTAAATCTAAAAAAACTACGTCACCAAAACAAACTAAAGCTAAGGTTACAGTAGAAAAGAGTAGGTTCACATTCACTCAAGCACTCAACTTACAAATGAGTAGAGGGTACCCACAAAAAAGTAATGGTTATAGTTGGTACTTTCCTAGTCGTTCAGCTGTTAGTGCAGCAATGAACCCTACATCTATATGGAATAGCTCATCACAACGATACCAGATGCTTAATCTAGGTAAGTATCAAGGCATTAGCGTATCTAAATTGAACGTTATCTTAAAAGGACGTGGAACGTTATCAGGTCAAGGCAAGGCGTTTGCAGACGGTTGTAAAAAATATAACATTAATGAGATATATTTGATTGCGCATGCGTTGCTGGAAAGTGGTAACGGTACAAGTAACTTTGCTAGTGGGCGTTATGGAATGTATAACTACTTTGGTATAGGCGCGTATGATAACAACCCTAACAATGCGATAGCTTTTGCTAAAAATCGCGGATGGACAACACCGGCAAAAGCAATTATCGGTGGTGCTAAATTTGTTAGACAGGATTACATCAACAAAGGGCAAAACACATTATACCGTATGCGTTGGAACCCTAAAAACCCTGCTACACATCAATATGCAACAGACATTCGTTGGTGTGAACATCAAGCAAGCACAATATACAGTTATTACAAAAAAATAGGGTTAAAAGGACTTTATTTTATACAGGATAAATATAAGTAAGGCTATTCACTGACAGTGGGTAGCCTTTTAAAATTAAAAGAGGTGTATGCATGTTATTTAAAATGACAGATATTGAAACGAGTATCTCTCCTAAAAATATAAACATTGGAGATATTGGTTACCATTTATATACAAAAGATGAAAACACTGCTTTTATTAGAATAGGTATTAATCAATATGGCGAACGTATTGATCTAAATGCAATTGACATGACACCTAGGCTAGATTTATTAATGCAAGACGGTTCTATTCTATTAAATCAGCCTATTGACGTTTTGATGCCAGAAAAGGGCCTACTTCAATATAATGTACCAGAAAATGTTACAAAACATGTTGGTAAAGTGAATTGCAAATTATTTTTGGAAAGTAATACTAAATCTATACACGTTGCAAATTTTTATTTTGAAATTTTTGATAGTGGTATCGAAAACGCAGTAGCAAAAGAAGTAGAAACGAACAAATTGCAAACTATGATTAACGACATACTTAAAAAAGGAAATGTGGTTGGTGAAACAGGTTCTTCTCTCAAAGGGCTAACAGGCGTTTTTATAGGTGACAGTATTACAGAGGTTAACTTTAGAACAACAAAAAACTATCATAAATTTATCGCAGAACGTACAGGATTAAACGTTGTTAATATGGGGATAAGTGGAACCGGATATCAAGATAGACGTAATGTTGCATATGAAATAGCTAAGCAACCGGATTTTATATCTGTTTTTTTAGGCACTAATGACTGGGGACTTGTAGGTAATAAGTTGAGAGAATTAGGGGATGCGGATAATATACAAAATGGAACAGTTGCAAGTAATATTTATTATCTGTATAAACAATTAACTGAACGTTATCCATACACACCAATAGTTGTACTAACACCTTTGCCTAGAATTGAATGTAACCCTAACAATGAAGTGGCAAATAAAGCGGGGTATACTTTAGGTGAATTAGTCGAAGTTATTAAAAAAATAGCGTCGAGTTTTTCGCTCCCAGTGTTAGATCTTTACCATAATTCTAATTTAAAAGTATGGGACTATAACGTTAACAAAGAAATGTTTGCTTATGAACCCGGAAAAGAAGACGGACTACACCCTAACGCTAAGGGTCACGAGTTTATAAGTTATAGCATTCAATCATTTTACGAAGAATATGCGATTGTTAAACCTAAAATTTTATACAATTTAAATAGACCAGAAACAGAAACACTATCTAATGGTGCTAAAGTGACTTATGCGATACCTTATCAGATTTATTGGAAGAAAAATCAAAGTATGATAATGAATTTCAAAACATCAGAAATTGATTTAACTAATAAGAAAGTATTAAAAATAGAAAGTAACGGTGGTGCACTAATAAACTCTAATGGTGTTTCTGTAAATTCACCATATTACGTTACAAACACCCAATTTAACGACGGCACCCAATACAACAGAACTTCGGAAGTCGAAAAATTTATGAAGACATTAAAAGAAGTTGACTATTCAAGTGGACGTGGATATGAATACTTACCACAGTTGTTTAAAATAACATATGTAGATGCAAAGAGTAATCTAACAGGTTCTTATTCAAAAGACGACGGTATAGATATAGTACAACCTTCTTATAAACCAAGTGAAGACGTCGATAGTCCGACTTATAGAACGCCTAAGTCGGACAAACCAGATGAAGTGTTAAAGGACGGTAAAATTGCTACTTATCTTTATCCAAAACGTATCTTTTGGATAAAAGGGCAAAGTTTTGCAATTAATTTTGACCCGTTTGACAAAGATTTTGAAGAAGTGTATATATCAAGCATTGAATATAAAGATGCAAAAATTGGTATACCTAATAGTGTTTCAGTCAATACACCAGCTTATTATCAAGTTAAAGATTTTGACGATGGAACCACTTATAATAGGTTGTCAGAGATAACAAAGTTCACTAAAAATCTGCCAATCGCATCTTCTAGTGAGAGTAGAATTGATTACGAGCAAGTAGAATTAAAAGTGACTTATAGCAAAACACCTTTAAACACTAGTGGCTCGACAGCACCAACTGGTTCAACCCAACCAATTACTCCGACAGATAATAAAGACGGTACGTATTCAGTGACTTTAACTCCGACCAAAATATCTTGGAAGGAAGATCAATCATTTTTAATTAACTTTAACCCTAGCGCTATTAGTTTAAGTGGTAAGCAAGTTGTAAAACTAGAAGCGAACGGAAAAACATTGAAAAACGCAAGTAGTACACAAGATGGTTACTTCTTTTGGTACACAGTGCCAACATATGACAGTTTGTCCTCTTTTAACAGGACGAGTGAAGTAAAAGATTTTGTTGGAAGTTTAACACTCGATACCACTGAGTCTGACGGCAAAAAAGTATATAAAAATATAGAAATGAAAATCACATATAAATAAGTTAAAGCTGACCTTTTTAGGTCGGCTTTTTATTTTGAATAAGGAGTGGAATAAATGGAAAGTATTATTGCATTTGCAACAGTAATTTCAGTTATAACAATTGCATTAACACAATTAGTTAAGCAAGCTGGCGTATCAAAAAATATTGTGCCTTTAATTGCTATCGGTATTGGTATCGTTTTAGGTGGCATTACAGCGTTTATCCCTGAAATTGTTACCGAATTATCGATTGGTGGTCGTTTGCTTGCTGGTTTAATAAGCGGACTAATGGCTACTGGTATTTGGGAAACAGTTCGACCACGTACAGGTTCAACTAAAGATAAAAATAATAAAATTGGCGGAGGTCGTGGATAATGGCAGAAAAATGGAATGGCGTCCCAGTTAAGTATGATTTTTTACCGATTGGGACACGTAGAAGCGGGCAACCCTTAACAAGTAAAAAACCTTTGTTTGCGGTAGCGCACGACACTGGAAACCCACACACAACTGCACAGACAAACGTAAATTACTATAAAAACACTTACATGATTGATTGGTCGATTGTTGCCAGCGCTCATATATTTGTTGACGATAAAGAGTGCATTGTATGTATTCCAGTAACAGAAAAAGCATGGCATGTATTATATAACACGCCTACCGATAATCAATGGTACAATGCAGACGCTAACGATGTAGCATTTGGTGTAGAAGGTAGTTACTTCCCAGGTAATATTGAACGTTCACGTAAGTCATTAGATAATATGGCACGTGTATTAGCTTATTTATGTAACTATTGGGGCATTGATTACAAAACTGAAGTACCGGGACACCAAGATATTCAAGCTGATAAAATAGATCCTGGTAACTTATTGGAGGCTTGTGGTTATTCACGTAATGTTAAGCATTTAGATAAACAGATTGCTAAATATATCAATGGTATTAAAAAAACAGCACCGAGCAAGAAACTAACAACACAAACAAACAAAAAACCGAAACCTTCACCACAAAGTGTGGTTAAATATAAACAAGCAATTGAATACATGCACAGCTTGAAAGGTCAGTTTGTAGACTTTGATCATATGTATGCTTATCAATGCGCAGATTTGAGTGTAGACTTCATATATCACGTTACCGGTGGCGTAAGATTTTATGGTAATGCCAAAGAATTACACACACTTAACGCAATGCCTAAAGGTTGGAAAGTAGTTAAAAATACAAGAAATTATGTTCCACCTATTTGCGCTATTGCAGTGTATACTGAAGGTATTTATAGAGAATGGGGGCATACAGGCTTAGTTTGGGACAATTCAGGTGGTACAAATACATTCACAATCTTAGAGCAAAACTATGATGGAAATGCCAATACACCAGCTAAATTGCGTGAAGATGATTATACAGGCTTAACCCACTTCATTGTTCCAGACTTTGCTGATGATAGCGTAGATTTAACAGATATTAAAGAAGTTAAAACAGCGACACGTAAATCAAATGGATCATTGACTATAAATGCAACGCCTCCTAAAAAACTTACATGGAGTAACCAACCATACTTCAAAGCTGTTGCAGATAATGCTGGCGTAAGTATTTGTAGACCAAATCATAACAATGTCATGGTTGTTACAAACGAAACATACAAACCGGGTGAGGTATTTTATGTGTATGAAATTCGTGATGGTTGGGCTAGAGTTTACAGTCCAAGTAACGATGGTTATGTATGGTATGAACGCTTAATCGTTAAGGATGTTTATAAAACAGCAGGCGGTAAAAAGTTTGCGAAGAAAGCTGATAAGCAATCGGTAGCACAACGCAATATCATTAAAGATACAACAGGTTTAAAAGTGAATAGTATTCCACCTTTAAACATGAAGAAATCGTCTAAAGCTAAATTCAGAGCGCGTGTTGATTATTACGGTGCATCGTTAGTTAAATTCAAAGGTAAAGAGTGGTATGTAACAAACAACACTTATAAAGCAGGATATGATCAGTTCTATATCTTTGAAATTAAGGACGGTTGGTGTCGTGTTTATTCTAGAAATAATAACGGTTGGATATGGTACGAGCGATTGAGAATCATAGAAGTATATTAATATGTTTAATTAATTTGCAATAACCTTGTTAAAGTTTATACATGCTAGTATAATACATTCAGACGACATTTCACTATTAGTTCGTAGGGATAAGCATAACGGTGCTTGTCCCTGTTTTTTTATGCCTAAAAATAATTATGACAAATGACATAAAAAGTATTGACTTATGACATATGGCATAATATAATATAGACATAAGGTAATCACAGGGAGGAAATGGAATTGAAAAACTTATACGAACAAACGAGAGAATGGTATCAAAACAATAGTGAATGGTTTATGGATATGGGAGAAGTATTTAAATTCGAAACTATTAATAAAAGCCATTATGTTTATTCTCGAAATGAAGGAAATACTATCTACATCGAAACATATAAAAAAGGCGGTTCATTTGTAGGAACAGGTGGTAATTTACCAGCACTTTCATGGATAAAACAACATATCAAAGGAATGGAGAATAAATAATGAGAAAAACAATAGAAAAATTATTGAATAGTGATTTAAGCAGTAACTACATAGCAACTCAAACAGGCGTTACACAAAGTACGATATACAGAGTGAGGAAAGGCGAGCGTAAACTTGAAAACTTAACACTTGCACAATGCGAAAAACTATACAATTATCAAAAAGGGATAGAAAAAATGAACGAATTGAATAACAAAATGATTGAAGATGTCGTATTAGGCGAAGTTGAATTAGTGGAAGGGTTACAACAATACTTTATCGATATTGAGGGAGATTACGAGTATAACGTAGAATTTGCCACACTTTCAGAAGTTGATTATAAAGTTTGTGCATTATATGAGGTTGCTACAAGCAAAACTTACGAAGTCCCTTATCACGATAAATTAGAAAAAGAAGATATGAAGTTATTTTATGATAAATGGTTAGAAAAAGATCAACAGGAAGAAACTTATATCGAGAGCGTATTCTTCGTAAATAGAGAAGACGCAGAAAGTTATATTAAAGATGTGTTGAAAGGTAAAGAAAGTTTAACAGAAGTTGCTGCAGAAATTGGATATTTTGAATAAAACACAAACCACGTTCTTCATGAGCGTGGTTTTTTATGTGAGGGACTCGGGTCCCTAAAAAGTCCCTAAAAATTTGTATTATATGGTGTATTATTAATAGGCAAAATAAAAAGAACCCCGTCGTTATGGGGTTCTTAATTTCGAAAAGTGTTTAATTTTCGGTTAATAGCGTCCTGGGAGGGATTCGAACCCCCGACCGATGGCTTAGAAGGCCATTGCTCTATCCAGCTGAGCTACCAGGACATGAATTTTTAACACAAGAATTATTATAGCTAAAGAAACCTTATTTAGCAATAGCTTTAATATAAAAAAAGTTTATATTTTTCACTAATTATGTGTATTTGTAACTCATATCGACGATGTGCAAGTGCAATAACACATAAAGTCGAGCAATTGAATTAATATCTTCAAGCCATATGGACGCAGAAGTAATCAAATGTATAGAACCAATAGGATGCATTATAAGCAACTATGAACAAACTATAAACATTTATGAATAAAGTAATAAATAGATCACAAGTGTTGAAATTATTCTCATCTATTATTCATATACTCAATCCAATTACTAAATAAAAGTACCATGATAAATAGTGAAATACAGAAATTAATAAAGTTGCAATGACCAACATTACGATTAATTAAATAGTTGAAAAGGACTAGAGTATATTCACTTGTCTGTTTAAATAAATGGTTGTATTGAGAATCCTAGACTTGCAATGGTCTCTTAGTAGGTTAAAGCGTTTATAAAACAAGGTGAATTTTAAAGAAATATAAAGCTAATGTAAAGGTATTGTAAACGTTTGCAGAATTGTCAGATTTTGCACAACATATTTGAATGCCTAAGTGTGTTTTATATAATCAAAGGTCTACAGTTTTGATGTCTAATTTATAAGTTAAGAAAGATAGAACGCAAATAGCATAAATCACTATATAGTATAAGTAACAAAACGATAGGTAAACAAAAACTTACCAATTAATCGTTTTTGGTTTTAAGAAATAGCTTAATGTATCTATTGAATTTCATACATTAAGATTTAAATACTTTAAATAAAAAGAAATGGAGCGATTTAAATGTCAAAATTAGTACAAGCAATTTCAGATGCAGTTCAAGCAGGCCAAAACCAAGATTGGGCTAAATTAGGTACAAGCATTGTAGGTATCGTAGAAAACGGTGTTGGCATTTTAGGTAAATTATTCGGATTCTAAGTTTCCACATATAACATTTATTGAAAATATAAATAAACATTATAAAGGAGATAGTAATCATGGAAAAAATCGCAAACGCAGTAAAAAGTGCAATTGAAGCAGGTCAAAACCAAGACTGGACTAAATTAGGTACAAGTATCTTAGATATCGTTTCAAACGGTGTTACAGAATTAAGTAAAATCTTTGGTTTCTAAATTTAAAAATCAAACAATTTAAATATATAAAATTAAAAGAATGGAGCGATTTAAATGTCAAAATTAGTACAAGCAATTTCAGATGCAGTTCAAGCAGGCCAAAACCAAGATTGGGCTAAATTAGGTACAAGCATTGTAGGTATCGTAGAAAACGGTGTTGGCATTCTAGGTAAATTATTCGGATTCTAAGTTCGACTAACAACATTTTATTAATATAAATAAACAATACAAAGGAGATAAATATCATGGAAAAAATCGCAAACGCAGTTAAAAGTGCAATTGAAGCAGGTCAAAACCAAGACTGGACTAAATTAGGTACAAGTATCTTAGATATCGTTTCAAACGGTGTAACTGAATTAAGTAAAATCTTTGGTTTCTAATTTAACGTTTATTTTAAAACTTAGTTTAAATCATAAAAATTATAGAGAAATGGAGAGATAAATATGCAAAAATTAGCAGAAGCAATTGCAGCAGCAGTACAAGCAGGACAAGATAAAGACTGGGGTAAAATGGGTACAAGCATCGTAGGTATCGTAGAAAACGGAATCAGTGTTTTAGGTAAAATTTTCGGCTTCTAA